ATGCGGGGCGGCAAACGACCAGGGGCAGGGCGTAAACCCAGCGAACCGACTAAAATGGTTCGGGTTCCGATTTCCTTGATTCCTGAAATTCAGGCGCTGATTGCGCATCGTCGCGAGACTTTGAATGCTGATGCAGAAATCAAACCGGCCATTGTGGAACCGTCTTTGATTCCTGAAACAGAAATCAAGTCAGGGGGTGCGTCAGCGTCTTTGATTGATGAAGCTGAAATCAAACAGGCGGATACGCCGGTGCCTTTCGATAAAGACGCGTTACGGTCTTTGGAACGCGTGCCAAAAGACGTTCAGCGTCAGCTTAAGTCGGACTATGGCTCATTGACCAATGCCGTTAAGGCGGGTATCCGGGCGCAACGCTATGATGGCAAATGGCGGGCCGTGCTGCCTGGGTAGCCGGTTTCGTGCGGTGGCGTTAGGCTGCCCACGCGAGACAGGAAGTCGAGCATCCGACCGGCGCTTTTCCGGTCGGATATAGCCGGAAAAGAACCTTGAGCGAAGCTTGGAACGTTGAACCCGGCGTAACAAGGGATTTCGGGCTTTTCTGACTGAGATAGACTGCTTTTTATTATCAACCGCTTTTATAAACCTTGCGGGTGTGCCAGTCGTAACGTCTACAGGCGCAAGGCGCTTAAGGGTCGATCTTTAACGTGGTATCCGAGACTTCGCATAATGTATATTTTCGACAATTGAATCCTTAGCCTGTTCTGTCTGGATCATTCCCGTTATCATCGTCGCCATTATCAGGCTTGCGGCGATTCCTGCCCGCTTTCCCACGCTTTCCCACGCCGCTTTAACCGCGCCCTCACTTCTGGCCATTGCCGCCGCTATCAGCACTTCTGCCGGGTCGATGCCCAACAGCTCCGCTAGTTTGATTGCGTTTTCGTCCGATATTTTTCCTCTTTTTCTTATCATCGAAATTCCGGCCGTATCGACTCCAAACGCTTTTGCTATTTTGTAGTCGCTTCCTAATTTTTCTTTTAAATCATTTAGATAATCTATAACCGTTTTCATTTTTTTACTCTTGGTTAAAATTTTTTTAACTATACGCTTGCCTCCTGCAAAAAAATAGCTAAACTACTTTTAGCGCTAAACACGTTTTAGCTATTTTCAACCACATGGAGCGCAGACCATGAATACACAATATTTTCAGCTTCACGATCAGGCTTGTTTTCTGTGTTTGGCTTTACATGAACTCTTCATGTCTTTGCCATTCGATCATCCTGATTATTTCCGTGTTTCTTCGATTGCACAAAAAGCCGATTCTCGGGCGTCGCGCCGCTTTTCTCTTTATCGCAATTCAAGAATAGCCGAAGACTCTGATTGCTTATTCTCTCGTCAGGATAGAGAAGAAGCCGCCGCCGTCGAGCGCGAAGCCTTTCAAGAGCCAGAAGAGCATTTCTTAGAGCCTGCGGGTTATTCCGTTGTTCATGCCGATTCTGATCCCGATTCTTGCCCAGATTGCTTTGGCACTGGCCTAGATTTCACTCATACCGCCGATTTTTGCCCTACTTGCAAGCCTGCTGGTGGCGTCATCGTTCAAAAAGATAAACCGGGCGACTCTGCGCGCCTCTCTGCCGGCGCGCCCGGTAACGCTTCTGCTTCGGCATCGAGCAGGGCAGGGAGGCAATTTACCAATCCTCAGCCGTGGAAAAAGTTTTGCTCTTATGGTGTTCGCTGGAACCGCCGCAACTATTACCGCGCAAAGCATTTGGCGCGTTTGATCATGCATTTTCACAATGATGGGACAATGCTTGTTGATGCCTATTTCGAGTTGATGAGCAACTTGGCCGGTTATGACCGTTTGGCTGATCGTCGCCCTGGCTATCTTCGCGAATATCTTGATCTTCCGTTTTAAGGGCAGAGAGGCAACTAATGTCATTCGATCAAATGCAAAAATTTGCCCTGACTCCAGAGCAACATCAAAAGATTCTGTACGGCCCTTATTTCAATGGCCTTGATATTCCCCTTAAAACTGTTGAACAGGTTAGGGCCGAATTATGAACCGCCTGCATGTTCCTTACTGGCTTCCTGAATGGGTTCATCCTGGCCCTTTGTTTCGTTCTTCAAAAATGGATTCACAGCTTAAACAAGCCCTTGACGATATGGATACACCAAATCCCGATTTTTATAAAACTATTAAGGTCGATGAATCGTTATTGCCTCCTGCCATTCGTACTATTAGACCTCGCAATTATTTATTGGTCAGGGGGCAATAATGCGTTTCTTCGACTGGCTTGAAGGTTATCAGGACTTCGACTTCGACCTTCCGATTGTTTCCCCTACCGGTTATTGCCATCTCGATTTCTTGGCCGAAAACTTGGAAGATCGTTATAAAGCGGAACGGCAATCGAAGCTTAAGCACGAGGGTAGTTATTCCACAAAAATAACTGTTCATGTCAATGGTCGTCGGATTCATATATCCGGTAACCCTTCACGTTTTAACCGCATCGATAATCTTTTCGGCCTCAAAAGCCTGGAGCAATGTATTAGCGTTTACAACGCCATTCTCACTGACCTTGGTCTTCCTTCTTTCACTCCTTGCACATACGTTGGTTATGTCGAAAGGGTCACCGAAAGCGGCGCCGTTAAGTTCGAATCTATTCCTAATGGATTTGTTGTAACTGGTATTCATGTCACAAAAAATATTGCCGTTGGTTCAGGCAATTGCGTCGATACATACCTCAGGGCTGTTTCTTCCTTGTCTTATCGTAATCGTCGCGCTCGCCTTCATGCTGATGGAAAAACTGTTGACTGGTTGAGCAAGCAATTGAATGCTCGCGAAATATATCCTTCAATTTATGATAAGTCGTATGAAATCGCTTTAACATCTTTGCCAAAGGTTAAGCGCAAATTCGGCGAATCATCGTCTGAATATCAATATCTGCTTTCAGTTCAGCAATACTGTGAACAAGCGGGTGTGGCACGTTTCGAGCTTAAATTTAATTCTCCATTTATCAAAAAAAACAATCTCCAATATTACGGACTTTCCAATTATTCAATCCTCGACGATATATTCGAAGACTTTTTAAATATCGATAAAAAATTAAAGGTTTCCGCCATGAATCTACAAACACTCACTGAAACACTGATAAACGAAGGCGTAGTTGATAATACCAAGTCCGCAAACATAACTGCTCTCTATGCAATCAATTGGATGAACGGGCAGAAATTTGATTTTGCTAAAAGTCAGGTTAAAACCCACCGCGCACGCCTGCGCAAAATCGGCATTGATATTGCCAAGCCTTGCAATCTGGTCGTCTTCTCTCCCGTCATCATCAAAGAAGTCATTGAAATCGAAAAACGCGAACTTTTGCCACCACCCAACTATAAATTCCCTAACCACCTGCGCTTAGTTGCTTAATCACCTGGACTAATATTATGTATCTCATTAACGTTTATAAAAATACCGGCCTTTCTAAAGAAAAGAATAACCCTTATTCTCTCCCACGTTGTACCGTGCTTCAAGAATTTGAAGATGTAAACCGCGAAAGATTCCAATCTACTGGTATCGGTTTTATTCCCGTAGAATTGGCCGTTTCAGAATCTTTTTTTGATACCTTGTTTAAGTTTTATCGTGATAATGGCGGCGCTGATAAGCCTGTATTTGTTGCTTTAAAAACAAAGATGAATTCCGAGGGCAAAAATCTTGTTGTCGGTTTTTCTGTTTCTCCTGCTCAATCTAATGTTGACCAATCAGAAAACCCGTCTCCTGTCTTCGGCGGCAAAAAATCGGCTTAATCCATGACTGACGTTTGCATCATTTCCGGCAATGCCTACACCGCGCAAGAAATGCCCGGACTTGATCAAGCGTCTTGTCTTTCAAGTTCTGGCGTCTGGCAAGCTTGGCCAACCGATCTTGAAGCGCTTTTTAATACCTATTTCGCCTTTGATCCTTCTCTATTTGAGCTGCTCATAGGCTATTCGATCTTGGCCTTTATTACGGGCCTTGCAACTGGTCTAATCGTCCGATTGATGACCAAAACCACCGACCCGGGCGAAAGCCCTTAATAACTGGAGTTAAAACCATGAAATTTGTTAAAAACCTGAAAAAATTTGCTTCCAACAAATACGCGCAAGGCGCTGCTTTGATGGGCGCTGCTGGCGTTGCCTCTGCTGATGTCGGCGCCGACATTGCCGCCGCTTTCACTGGCGCAAACGCCAATGTAACGACTGCTGCAGGCGGTGTAATCGCTCTCGTTGCCGTTGTTACCGGTATCGGCCTGATTATCTCTCTGTTGCGGAAGTAATCGTATGTTAACCACGGTCATCATGGCATCTGTCTTTTTCTTTTCCTTTCTGGCAGGTTTCAATGTTGGCCGTGGTTAGTTTTTTTTTATTACTTTTGATATTTCCTTTAACTGCTTCCGCTGCTGTTGTTAATTATTATTATTCTACTGCTTCCGCTGCTTTAAGCGCTTGCAAATCTGATAATAATAATAATGCGTGTAATCAAACATCAGGGAATTCTCCATCATGTATTGCCGATCCTTCGGGTTCCAATAACTCTACTGTTTATCTTCGTCAAGACCCTGCTAATTACCAGAAATATTATTGGTATTATGGTTGCGTTTCTGGTTCGCCTTCTTCTTGTACTGGCGGCAAGGTTACAGATATTAATTCAGGTTCATGCGTTTGCCCCGCTGGTCAATCGGAAGTGAACGGCGTTTGTAAGCTTCCCGAGCCTACTTATACTCAGGATTGCCCAAAGGATCAATATCGCATTTCTAGCGGTTGTGTTCCTATTCCTGACTGCAATAAAAATACATCTATGGGTGGTTATTTTTTTGATGTGGGTTCGGCATCATGTATGTCTGGCGTCGAGATGAATATTTGTATCGACGGTCCTGATGCAAATACGCCCGGCGCTCATCCTATAGACTGTCCTCCTATTTCTGATTGCATATCTGTTGGCGATATATGCTCAAATAATCCGTCTTATTTGGACTCTATAACTGCTTCACAACCCGCTAGAAATGCAGTTGCTAAACAAGCCGCTACGGTAGCAAAAGGCTCCGCTGAACAATCCGTGTCTGATGCTCAAGCCGCCGCTAACGCGAAGCAGGCCGCTGCCGAATCTGCACAACAACAAGTTGATGCCGCGCAAAATTCCTATAATCAACAAAAGTCGATTGATTCTACGTCGACTGCTACACAAGACGCTTTGCAGACTCTTTCGCGTATAACTTCTCAAGCCAATCAATTGATTCAGGAGGCGCAGAATAGCGCCCAACAAGCGATAAAAGCCGCTCAAGACGCTTTACACTCTGCACAGGATGAGGCCGATATCGTCCCCTCTCTTCCTGGCGGTATTTCTGAAAATAGGGCCGCTCATGCTCAAGGCGATGCCATAAGCGCCGGTCAAGCCTTACAAGGCGCCCTTGATGGTCGCGCTGTTGACGGTTCCCTTTCTGGTGATGGTTCTGGCGATATGGGGTCTTGTCCTGGCTGTGCAAAAGAATCGACTTTAGCCAAGCTTGGCGAGGGTTTTGGTAAAACAAAAGCCGCTCCCGGTTCCGGTTCTTTTGATAACTCCGAGCCGTCTCAGGCTCTCATTGATGCTCAAGCCGAGCTTGATGCCAAATTTGCCGAGGTTAAATCTGGCCTTTCTAATTCCGTAAAGCTCAATGCATCCGGTTCCGGCCAGCTTCCCGTTTTCGATTTCGGAACCATAATGGGCGTTCACGTCATTGTTGACCTCAATAAATACGCCGATCCCCTTTCATGGGTTGGCCTGCTCGTGTTGTTCATGGCCGCTTTAATTGCCGTTCGCATATTCCTGGAGTAATCATGTCCGTTATCGTCGATATAGTGAACGCCGTTGTTGAATTCCATGACACCGTTACGAATTTCATATCCGAAACTGTCTATGATTTGCTCGCAAAATGGACGGCGTGGTTTATCGAGTGGTGGGCTGTTGCTTGGATCAAGATTAAAATTCAGGCGCTTATTTTTTCTTATAAAGTCGCTCAGAACCTTATAGCCGACCTCAATCTAAGCGCGTTTCTCAATCAGGCTTGGTCTTCTCTTGACTCTAAAATGCTCTCTATGTTGGTTTTCTTCCGTGTGCCCGAAGCCGTTAATATTATTCTCAGCGCGGGCATGACCAAATTCGTTTTCCGCTTCTTGGGCTTCTGATGGCGTCATCTATTCATCACGGCCCCCCTGGCAGCTTTAAAAGCTTTACTCTCGTCCAGCGCTTTGTCATCGATGCTTTGCAGCAGGGCAGGGTCGTTGTTACCAATGTTCGCGGCCTTACTTCGATTGATCGTATTCAAGATCAATTCCCCGACCTCAAATTTCCCGATTCTGCCGACCTCTGGTATGTTGATACTGAGGTTGCGGAACAGCGCAAATGGATGGCCGGGTGGTTCCACTGGGTGCCTCTCCGCGCCCTGGTCGTTATCGACGAGTGTCAACGCATCTACCCAAACCGGCGCGACTTCAAGTCCGAGAGCCTTGACGCTCCGATTTACCCAACGGGCTTTGTTCCCGACGAAATCACTATCGAGATCCACGACGACTACACTGGCTTTATTTCGACCGTTCATCGGCCCGAAGACGTTTTGACTGCCTTTGATATGCAACGGCATTTTCAATGGGATATTTTCCTTTCCACGCCGAATATTGAGAAGGTCAAGGATTTTATCCGTCAGTCCTCCGAAACCGCCTACCGTCATAAGTCCTTATCCGGCAAGCTCCCTGAACCCCTGGCAAAGCTTTTTGGCCTTTTCAACTCCTGGTATGAGTTTCAACATGACCCCGAAAATTCCGGCAAATACGCAACAAACATCATCGGCAAGCCTCGAAAATACAAAGCTGACGAACCCGTCTTCCGCTGTTACCAATCCACTGCCACCGGCGAGCACACGGCCAGCAAAGCCGATCAAAGCATCTTGGGTGATCCGAAGCTCAAGTTTCTTTTGTTTGTTATGGTTTTGGCTATCGGAACTCTGGTGTATTCTTTTGCAAATTGGTCGAACACTCACAAATCAGGTTCGACCTCTAATTCCACGGCTTCTCCGGTTCCCGCTGCCGATCATTCGGGCGGTGGGTCTCCAGTTCATCGAGATTCTAAAAACCGTGCTCTTGCGGCTTCTGGTGACGGTTCTAATTATGTACCTGTCCAGCAAGCTGCTCGTTTCTTTGATAATTTAGGGCATCACCTTTTGTTGATCGCTTATCACCGCATGTCCGATCGCGATCATGCCCATTTATCTTTTGTTTCCGATTCCGTTGACGGCCTGGTTAACGTAAGCTATAGCGATTTGTTCGCCGCTGGCGTTCGCGTTTCGGTTCATGGCTTGTGCAGCTTGGCCCTGATCGCGCCTGATGGTTCTGTTCTTAACTTGGCTTGTCATTCGTCCCGCGTTCGCGCTTGCTCTGCGTCTGTTGATTCTGCCGACCTGGTCATCCGCCGCGATTGTTACAAGTACGGCGATCCCAAACCTAAATCGATTCCGGAACAGCAAATTCCTCAAAACGCTTTGGTTGCCACCGCATCACAGATTGTTCCTGTCGATGTGCCGGCGGCAAGCAGTCGCGCAGAGCGGTAGCGGACGCGGCTTTGCCGTCGGCATCAAGGCAAAAAAGGGAAATTGCCTCAACAAGCAAACCCCATGCCAATATTAAACCCATTAAATTCTGCATTTTAAAAAGTCAAATTTATTTTTTTCACCACCGCAAAAACCGTGCCATATATCGATTAATTTTTTTCGTAAATTATATCCAAACTGATATAATTCATTTTATGAAATCTATAATCTTCCTTGGCGATTCCTTAGACCGTTTACGTGATTTTCC